AAAAAATCGCAGCATTACTAAGGCCAGTTAAATACTAGACAACGCTTAGGACCGTGGTAGTTACTACCATGCAAGGCGTCGGGTGGCTACTACCCTGGGACGGCCGATTCGCTACCGGAATCCCTAAAGTGTAGCACTTTATTCACTCATACCCGTTGCGTTTGAGTAACAATTCATCTAAAATACTATTTTAAGGAAAAATATATGGCGTCAAAAATGTTCAGTGCTGATCAAAAGGCGAAGTTAAATCAACTGTTCAATGAGGGGGTTGCGACGATGCAGGAATGTGAGGATTTGATGGGCGGACTGTCAGACACTATTGCTGCTGTAGCGGAAGAGTTAGAGGTGAAGCCAGGCATTTTGAAGAAGGCACTCAAAATCGCGCAAAAATCAAAGTGGACGGACACTAACGCTGATCACGAAACTTTGACTGATATTTTGGAAACTGTTAATCGAACCTTGTGATCCAAATCATTACAGTTTTCGCTATCTGTAAGTTAAAATAGTGTATAGATGTAAGGTCTGCCGGCCACAAGCGGTGTATAAAGGGTATGTATGAGTTATGTTGACGGAATTTTGGACAAAACAAAGGATAGAGTCCACATTGTAGAACGAGACAAAGACGGAAATCGTGTCTACCGCGATTACCCCGCAGAATATGTGCTATATTATGATGACCCAAAGGGTAAGCACCAAACAATCTACCGCACACCAGTAACCAAGTTTAGCTCACAATCTAACGCAGAGTTCCGCAAGGAGATGAAGATCCACAGTAACAAGAAACTGTGGGAGCAGGATGTCAACCCAATCTTCCGCTGCTTGGAAAAAAACTATCTTGGGGTAGACGCCCCCAACTTGCATCTATGCTTTATCGACATCGAGAGTGACTTTGATGAAGTGAGGGGGTATGCTCCTATTGACGACCCGTTTAACGAGATCACTGCTGTAACTGTCTACTTAGCTTGGCTGGGCAAACTGATTACTGTGGCAGTTCCGCCAAAATCTTTGACATGGGAGAGCGCTTCTGCTATAGCGGAGCGGTTTGAAGACACATTCCTCTTCCATACCGAGGCTGAAATGCTCGACGCGCTTCTTGACATGATAGACGACGCCGATGTCATTTCAGGTTGGAACAGTGAAGGCTATGATATCCCATACATTGTTGGCCGTGTTGCCCGTGCGTTGGCGAAGGATGATTTGCGCAGACTGTGTCTTTGGAATCAGATGCCCAAGAGGCGAGATTTCGAGCGGTATGGCAAGAAGAGTATGACCTACGATATTGTTGGGCGTGTCCACCTTGACTACATGCAGTTGTATCGCAAATACACCTATGAGGAGCGTCACAGCTACGCACTGAACGCGATTGGTGAATACGAACTAGGTGAACAGAAGATAGAGTATGAAGGCACGTTGGATCAGCTTTACAAGCAAGATTTTTACAAGTTCTTAGACTACAACCGTCAAGATGTGCGCCTACTAGCTAACCTTGACGCCAAGCTGAAGTTTATTGATCTAGCTAACGAACTAGCTCATGACAACACTGTGCTACTGCCAACTACAATGGGCGCGGTTGCTATTACAGATCAAGCTATTATCAACGCTGCTCACAAGCAAGGGTTGGTAGTGCCAGGCAAGAAACCATACTCCAAAGAATCTGTAGACATTATGGGTGAAGATGACGATGACGGTAGAGCAGCAGGAGCGTATGTTGCTCACCCTAAAGTTGGCATTCACAAATACATTGGGGCGATTGACATCAACTCACTGTATCCCTCTACTATCCGTGCGCTGAATATGGGTCCTGAAACCATTGTTGGACAGATTCGCCCCATCATGACAGATCGCTACATTGCTGAAAAGATGAAAGACCGCCTTGTTGGTAAACGCATGATGAAGGGGCCAAGTTTTTCCGCTGCTTGGGAAGGATTGTTTGGCAGTTTAGAGTATTCCGCAGTAATGAACATGGAGCGTGGCACAGAGCTTACTATTGACTGGGAAGGAGTGGAGGAGCCGACGGTCCATACTGCTGACGAAGTTTGGAGACTTGTATTTGAAAGTGGGCAAAAATGGATGCTCAGTGCTAACGGCACTATATTCAGATACGATTTTGAAGGCATTATTCCTGGTCTGTTAGCATACTGGTATGCTGAGCGGAAAGTATTACAAAAAAAGAAAAAAGAAGCGACTACTAAAGAAGATATTGCGTTCTGGGATAAACGCCAGTTAGTGAAAAAAATTAATCTTAATTCCTTGTACGGGGCATTATTAAATCCAGGTTGTAGGTTCCACGATTTTCGTATTGGGCAATCTACTACACTTACTGGTAGGACTATCGCCAAACACATGGACTCTTTTGTTAACCAGTGTATTACTGGAAAATACAAGTATGACGGTGAAGCAGTAGTATATGGGGATACTGATAGTATTTCTTCTAACTCAATTATTCGAACTACAAAAGGTAATATGACTGTAGAAGATCTGTTTAGCCTGGGAAATATCACCTGGGGAGAAGGTGGAAAAGAATACTCAAGAAATGATGAAATTCAAATATGCCATTTAAACACTGAGCGGAATGCTGCCGAATACACAAACTATAACTATGTGTATCGGCATAAAGTTAGCAAGAAAAAATATAAAGTTACTGATTCCGATGGGCACGAAGTGCTAGTAACTGAAGATCATAGTATTATGGTTGAGCAGGATGGTAAACTAATAAGCAAAAAACCATCTGAGTTAGTAGTAGGTGATGTAGTGATTTCATTATGACTGCCAGCCAACTCAAAAAAGATAACCCTGATTTATATGACAAAATTATCGTGTCATATGGTGGTCGTGAAAAAATATTTGACATAACTGCTGCTATCAATTTATATAATGCCAATCTTCCGATCCCAGTATGTGAGATATGCGGGAAGCAAGTATCTATTACGAAAAAATTTAGAGATATAGGGTTGGCAGCATTGCCGTGCCGATGTAAAACTCACATCAACTCTTCACACCCAATCACTATTGCCCAGCTGCATTCAGCAAACAGGTATGGGTACATTCTTAGTGATGTTGTCGAGGAAGCATTGTCGTCGTCGTCGTCGTCGTCGTCGTCGTTATCATCAAAAATTACACTTACTTGCCAAACTCATGGAGATTTTAAACAGCCAATCTCAAATTTTTTAAAAGGGTATCAATGTCAAAAATGTGCTGCAAGTAGTAGGCCATTGAGAACAGAGGTAACTAGTTGGATAGCAGAAAGCATGGCACTGCACAGTAGCAAATATGATTATTCAAAAGTGAAATTCACTAAATTGACTGATATGGTAACTATTATTTGCCCAATTCACGGGGAGTTTACACAATCAGCCGGAGTTCACAAACTAGGTCACGGGTGTCAAAAATGTGGTAACGATATAGTTACCGCTAAAAACAGAATTTCAAACGAAGAGTACATAGAAAAATGCAAGAAAAAACACGGAGATTTGTATGATTATTCTCAAACTAACTATGTTAGCATTCTACACAGCAAAGTTAAAATTATCTGCAAAAAACACGGTGAATTTTGGCAGCGTCCAGGAGATCATTTGAATAACGGAAACGGTTGCCCACAGTGTGGGATAGAAAAAACTACTTTTAAATCTGCAGCCGAATATGAAATAATAGAGTGGCTGACTAGTGTTGGCGTTACTAATATTCAACATTCTTGGAGGGGACTGGGGTTTGAAATAGATATTTACTTACCTGACTACAAAGTAGCAATCGAATACAACGGCATATATTGGCATTCGTCTGATTCAATAGAAGATGACCCAGTAAAATCTACCCAGCATTTATTTAAAACTGAAAAATGTGAAGACAACGGCATTCACCTTCTACATATATTAGATGTTGAGTGGAACGACAGCAATCTTCAAGATATTTGGAAATCTACTATATTGCATAAACTAAAACGCACTACTCATAAAATTTATGCAAGGCAATGTAATATCGTATTAGTAACTAACAAAGTAGCGACGAAGTTTTTTACTGAAAATCATTTGCAAGGGGCGGTTATAGGTAGTTTGAGTATCGGGCTGTCGTACATGGGCGAGTTAGTTTCAGTCGGCACTTTCGCGAAATCCAGATATCGCACTAAGCAAAAGAATATTTATGAAATTTTAAGATTTGCATCTAAAAAATATTATTCAGTCATTGGTGGTTTTAGCAAAATAATTAAAGAATTTGATGCTACTCATCGTGGCACACTAATATCCTACGCAAATAGGCGATGGAGTATGGGGAATGTATATGAGCAGTCAGGGTTTACTCTTGCATATAAAACTGATCCATGTTATTATTACACTGACTGTAAAACTTTGTGGCACAGGAGTATTTTTCAAAAGCATAAATTAAAGGATGCTATTGCAGTATTTGATGAAGCAAAAACCGAAGTAGTCAATATGTATGAAAACAAATATCGAAGAATCTGGGACTGCGGGCAAATGGTATATGAACGGGTAATTAAATGAATATTAAAAAAACAACTATTCAATCAGTAGAGCATGTTGGGTCTTTTGACAATGAATATGTATACGATATCGGAGTGAATTCATCTGATCCTTACTTTTTCGCAAACGATGTATTAGTGCATAACTCTGTATATTTTTCAGCATGGCCTGCTATTTGTGCTGATGTTGAAGCAGGTAGGATGGAGTGGAACAAAGACACTGCAATACAAGTGTATGACAACATTGCAGAGCAAGTAAACGAGAGTTTTCCAGAGATGATGGAACGCGAATGTCATTGCCCACGCGAGCGAGGTGCTCTTATTCGCGGTGGTCGAGAACTTATAGCAGAGACTGGACTGTTCATTAAAAAGAAACGATATGCTGTCTTGATCTATGACGCTGAAGGGACACGACTTGATCAGTATGATTCGGAAACTGCTAAGAAGAAGGGGGTAGTGTTTGGGGTAGGTAAGGTCAAAGCGATGGGCCTTGACCTTAAACGGAGTGACACACCCAAGATTGTTCAAGATTTCCTCAGCAACATTTTGCTTGATGTTTTGACTGGGGTTGATCGCGCTCCAATTATTGAAAAGATCATCAAGTTCAAGAAAGAGTTTGCAA